TCAGGCTGGCCACGTGGCTGGAGTCCTGGAAGGGCGTCACGCCTCCCAAGTTCGGCGACCCGCAGGTCGAAGCCTGGAACCGCGCTTACGCAGCCGCGCGCGACTACATCGTTGAGCACCCTAGGAGCCGGGCGGCGGAGCTACGCGAGCGTTACGGCTCCCCGCTACCTGAGGAGGCGACCGACGATGACTGATCTTGTCGGGTTCCTGACCGCACGGTGGGACGAAGACGAGGCGATGGCGCGGGCGGCGATTGAGAAGTCCGCAGGCGTCGGCGTCTACGGCGAGCAGGATCGCACAGGCCGCTGGCGTGCCACCACTGACGGCATCTACGCCGACACTCCCTACAGCAACGGTCCTTTCGCCGTCGGCACGTATGAGCACCTGGATAAGGAAGTCGGCGCGTACATCGCTGCGTATGATCCGTCCCGTGTCCTCGCCGACATCGCGGCCAAACGGAGGATGCTCGCCGAACTCGTACCCATGATTGAGACGTTGGAGGAGATCGACGAACTCGCGTCCAACGCAGTGCTCCCGGCTGAGTATTGCGGGGCCATCGGGCGTGATCGGTCGGCCAGCACGCGGCTGCTGCGCCTGCTCGCCGCCCCGTACGCCGAGCACCCCGGCTTCGACCCGGCATGGAGGACCGATGACTGAACGCGTCCGCGATCTACCGCCCGACGACAGGCCGTTCACCCGCTGCGGCTACACCTGCCGCTACGTGCTGCTCGACGGCCGCGAAGTCCAGCCGATTGACGCCGACGACCCGCAATTGCACATCCGGGTCACTGCGCAGGCGCCAGTCCGACGTACGCGGTTTCACGCCATTTTCCCAGTGGGCGCCTTTCGCGCCATGAGCGACGACCAGTTCATGCGGACGATCGCCGCGATGGCGTGGCAGGTTCAGAACGGCGGCGATCCCGAGCGGATCGACCCCTGCGGACAAACACACCGTCTCGGGCTGCGGGAGCCGTGCGGGATGCCGCGTGGCCACGGCTGGCACCACGTGTCCGCCCATGGGGCATCCTGGGAAACGGACGGCCCGACATGGATGTCCCCGTGGCCACCGAACCACCCATATCATCCCGCGAACAAAATGCGTTGCAGCGAGGAGGGAAACGACGATGCCTGATCTCGCCGCGCAGATCCGCGAGCAGCTCTACGCCTGGCAGCAGCCCACCGCGATCATCGAAACGCCGAAGGTACTCAACCAAGACGAGTACGACGACCTCCTACGCCGGTTCAAGGCCGCGCAACTCGAGCCGCACGAGATCAAGGTGAGCGTGGTGCCGCCATCGGCTGACGAGCGGATGCGCCGTGCCCTGCTCGCCGTCCTCGAACTGCACGCCGACGACGAGACGACGGTGCGCACGGTCGCGACAGCACTCGGAATCGAGGCGGCATGACTGACGACTCGTACGACTACAACGACACGCCGTTCCACCTATACGAGGACGCTCGCAAGCGGCTCGCAGCCATCGACCCGCGCCTACTGCCACACCCCCAACAGATCAGCCACTTCGAGGGCTATGCGGCGGTCGGTGCCGCCCTGTTGGCTGCTATTGGCTCGCATACGCTCGTCGAGTCCGTGTACGAGGGTGGCCGTGTCGAGCGGTTGTGCGACACGTGCCCTGGTCAGCCTGCGTACCCGTGCAGCGAGCTTGCGCAGATCGCTGAAGCACTCGGAATCGAGGCGACATGACCGACGCCGTCAAGCGCGGCAGCCTCAAATGGAGGCTCCTCATCGAGCTCGCTGGACGCGGCCAGCCCGTCAAACTGCGAGACCTGTGCGAGACGCTCAGTCTGGAACCGGGCGCGACGCGGCAGGCCCTTACGCGACTCGGGCTCGACGAGCTGGTGACGTTGAAGTTCCACCTGCGCGACAGCGACCGGGCAGCGGAAGACCCTGGCTGGTGGGTAATCACCTGGCAGCGCCAGGATGCGCTGCGTCGTCTAGACGAGCGGCCGGAATCCGCGAGTCGGCGCAGGCATTGGTGGAACAGGAAGCCGCGCCCGATCGATCCTGATCATGCAACATAACTGGCATTATGAGTACTCTGATTCGGAGGATCGATGAGCGACGTCTACGCCGGTTACCCGCCGAACGTCCCCCACGTTCATTTCACCCTCGACCTGACCGTCAACGGCGAGGAACTGCACGTCAAACAGCGCTTCCCGCTGGCTGTCTGGGACACGCTGAGCCCGGACCAGAAAGCTGAGATCACGCTCGCCAGCGTGCTCGGCGCCGCGCGTGAGGCGGTTCTGCGGTTCGCCGACCGGATCAAAGTAACCCGCGACGACGGGAAGGAACCCTGATGCGCTGGCCCCGACTCCTACGCCGCCGACCCAGACCGACGCCGTTCGACCCGCCGCCGCTCACCTTCCACACCGAGCAGCGCACCATCATGACCACCGACGGGCCGATGAACGTGCGCGTCCCCGTACCCGAGTGGCTGGAGGACTGATGGCCGAGCGGTCCGAACCCCGTGGCGCCTTCGGCCAGCCGCTCAATCCGCAAGGCGGCTTCCTGATACCCGACCAGCTGCGCAACAACATCCTCGCCATCCAGGACAACGCCGTACCCGTCGAACCACGCGAACACGTCGTACCGTTGGAAGCCGCCAAGGCCAGCTACTACCTGTCCGTCTCGCCCGAACTCCTCGAAGACCTCCACTGGACCGACGGCATCCCCGGCATGATGCGGATCGCCCTTGGTACCGCTACGCCAGAGGAGATCGCGGCACGCGAGGAGCGGCGCGCACGCTGGCAGGCCGAGCGAGACGCCAAGCACGCGGCAGCCGTCGCCGAGTGGGAGCAGGTGCGGCAGCGGTACGCCGACTCGCCGGCCGTGCTCGCGGTCCTCGACATCCACCAGCCCACCGACGACCTAGAGTGCGACCATCCCGTAGCCGGGTACGAGGCGTGGGCTGAGGACTGGCCGTGCGGCACCTACCAAGCCATCAAGGGGGCGGTCCAGTGAGCACGCTCCCGACGCTGGAAACCGCGATCCACCTGAAGGCCACCCGTCCTGATAGCGACGTCGAGGGCGTGTTGGCGCTGGCGGAAGTCGTCGGCGCCGTGATGACGCTGCATCGGAGCGAGTACGGGTGCTGTTCGGCGTGCGGTGACGTGATGCTGGTGCCGTGGCCGTGCGACACGGTGAAGGTCGTTGCGGCCGGGCTCGGGCTGAAGGAGGGCGACTGGCGATGACGCTTCCGTTGCCGTTCTGGCCGGGCTGGCACACGATGCCCGCACCACCCCGCATCCGCTGGTCCGAGCGCGCCCGCGAAGCCCTGAACCCGGATGCGTTCCCGCTCCCGGAACTCCTGTGGCGCAGCGCCAACCCGGCCGAGATCCCGCTGGTCATTCCTGCGTGGGCGCGCGGCAGGTATCCGGAGCTCGCCGAAGCCCTCGATGCCGGATACGAGATGCGGCGCGCTGCGGGACTGCCTGACTGATCTGGCGCGCCCCCTCTGAGCCCTCGTCACCTCATGGTGGCGGGGGCTTTCTGCTGTGCGCGGGCGTGCACTTCCCAAAACGCGCGCTCCCTGTACCATCTCCTTAAGCGTCCGATAGTCGAACAGGTCCGTTCGCTATCCGGAGATGACCGGGAGGCGGTGGTGATCGTGGCGAGCGTCACCGCTCCCGGCACCCGAAACGCCACCCCCCTCTGGCGACGGGTGCACAACGCCCTGACAACGGCGAGCAGCCAGGGCGCCCGGATGGCCAGCGCGGCGCGGCACCGATACCGGCGCCCCGCGCTGGCCATCAGCGGACTCGCCTGCTTCGACGCCTCCGCCTGGCACACCTTCGGAACCGGCGCCGGACTCCTCGTCCTCGGCGCATGCCTATGGGCCTTCGAGCTCATCAGCGGTGACGAGTGAAATCCCCCCTCGGCTCGCTCCTCGGGCTACGCAACCAGGCCAGCAAACCCCCCATCCCGCTCTCCACCGCCGCCAGCCGCCGAGGCATCTCCTTCAACCTCGGCGCCGGACGCGCCAACCGCGAAACCTTCATGCGCCAATACGGCGCCTCAGGCACCATCTACGGGATCATCTCGCTGCTCGCCGAATCAGCAGCCACACCCACCTGGCACCTCTACAAGAAACAGCCCGTCGACGGCCGCCGCCGCTACGCCACCACCGACACCGGCTCAGACCAACGCACCGAGATCATCCAGCACGCCGCCATCCAACTCTGGAACAGCCCCAACGACTGGCACTCCGGATTCGAATTCCGCGAAGGCTGCCAGCAGCACGAAGAGTTGACCGGCGAAACCTTCTGGGTCGTCGATGTCGAAGCCGGATTCCCCACCTCCATGTGGTACATCCGGCCCGACCGCATGGAACCCATACCCGACCCCGACGACTACCTCGTCGGCTGGATCTACACCGGCCCCAACGGCGAGAACGTGCCACTCAAGGTTGACGAGGTCATCCTCGAGAAGCGCCCCGACCCCCTCGACCCGTACCGGGGTGCCGGCCCGGTCGCCTCGATCCTGCCAAACATCCAGCAACAGAGATACGCCACCGAATACCAGCGCAACCTGTTCCTGAACGGCGCAGACCCCGGCGGCGTCATCACCGTCCCGAACAAGCTCTCCGACCAGGCGTTCGACGAGCTCGTAGACAGGTGGCGCGAATCCCACCGCGGTGTCGCCCGCGCCGGCGCCGTCGGCGTCCTCGAGAACGGCGCCACCTGGGGCCCGAACGCCCACTCCAACAAGGACATGGAGTACGGCGAACTCCGCTTGGCCAACCGGGACGAGCTGCGCGAAGCGTGGCGCATCCACAAAACCATGATGGGCACCTCGGACGACGTCAACCGAGCCAACGCCCAGACCGCG